CTTTATTTAATTTAAAGTTCTTCTCAGCGTCTCTAAATTTTATATTAACCCTTCTACCCTTCCTAATATAATTAAATTGAATAACAGCCCTCTCAGACTGTACCTGAGGCATATACTCTGTGCCTTCAGTAACACCATAGTAACCTATTGTATCTTCATTAATACCTCTTTCTTTGAAGAAATTAATTATTTTGTCTGATATTGGTAATGATCTAACGGTAGGAATTTCATATTCTGTCTCATATTCTGCTACAGATCCGTTGTCTCCACAATGATGGCAATAATAAGTTCCTGTTTCTACCCATACCCTTAAACATTTTTCATTTTTGTTTTTTCTCCTAGTATGAGAACACTTTGGACAAGTGGTTTTTTGAGGCTCAGTGCCTGTATTACTCTTGACGTTAATACCAAGTGCTTGCAGTTTAGATAAATTGTCTGTCATATTATTGCTATATTCTTTCTATTGGGGGTGACCTTACTCATTGTCTCCCACTCTGTATATTGTATTAGGTATTTCTCTATAAACTTCTTGCCAAATATGACCTCAGGAGTAACTGAGGATTGATACTTTTGACTCCAATTGTCTTTACACCACATAAATACTTTAACCATAGTGGATCCTGTAATTGGTTTTCCGTTAAACTTTTTTGACAAGATGCTTTTAAATCTCTTTTCATATGTTCTCGGTATGTACTTGTTTCCGTACCTTTCATTGATATAATTTATAACTTCAGCACATACCTCTTGATACTGAAGCGAAACACTATCATCATTTTTATTGTCTGACACAGCGATTTGAAACCAAAGGGGGGTAGTCCTAAACTTTGGGTGAGCCTTAGTGCCTATATTTTCTATTAAATCTTTCTCCGATAATTCAGAAATATATCTACTCATAGTCCTAGAGGAAGAGTTTAACTGTTGTGCTAAATCAGATAAAGTAACATCACAATAACCATCATGAGATGTGTACTTATATATAAGATCACATAACATATAAGCCACAGGAGACATGTCTTGTCTTCTTAATACATCATATATTATAGTTGTTGATCTTATCACGTTAACAATATTTTATGGTAAAACAATGCAGGGTTTTTCTTATTTCTATGTGACTCAAGCCTACAATTTAATGTTGCGATCTCTCCAACCTTCAGGCCATCTAACTGTTTTATATGATCATCCCATGCATTAATAGCAATATAAGAGTCTTCAAGGGTCTTTAACCAAATACTCACAAACTTATGTGAAGCCTCTCCTTTGATTGTTTTAACTTCTGATATATATTTTATTTGTCCTAATACTTCTATATTCATTTAATTTTTTCTTTAATAATTTCTGCAAGAGAAATAGTTTTACTGTGTTCTATTCTGATATGATTTAAAATCAAATTAGTTTTTGTGAAAAAGCCCTTGGTAGTAGTGCTTGGATCTTTTGTATTAAAATAATCTCCGAGTATTGATAAAAACTTTTCTTCTAAAAACTCGACATGTTCCTTATCTTCTGATAAAAAATTTGTTATTTCCTCTATAGAAAAATTATACAACCTTGATACTCCTACAAAAATGCAAGTACCAAAATATGAGTTACCTTCTATTACTGCATTAACTTCTAGCGTATGAGGATTTTTTACTGCCAGGTTTCTTGTAATACCTTTTTTAATATCTTTTAATTCCATTTTAAAAATTTACTTTTTCTACTTCTTTAAACCTTACGTTGAATGTCTTGCCCCATACTATTTTACCAGATTCACCAAAATCAACTTCTTGTGCACCTCTATGTATAAGTATTTGTTTGATCTGTTGCATTGCTAATTGCTTACTAGATTTAGCATATTTTTCTTTGTCTCTACTTTCAACATATTTTCTAGTAAGATTTAAAAGTTCTTCATCTGAATCAATCTTAACCCTGTCAACCATTGCTTTATGTTTTTCAGATAAAAATTGATCTAAATCAACTTTGTATTCATCTTCAACATCAGGCTCTAGGTGAGATACTAATCTGTACCTTTCATTCATATTGATTGTTTCTCCTTCAATATCAATTATGTTTCTTGCTTCTTGAACGCTGAGGTAAAATCTCTCAGCCTCTTCAAGTATTGTCTCTTGGATATTAGGATTTGCTTCAACAGTAAAAACATCCATATGCCTACCATCTTTTAAAAAAGCAAACTGGCCATACTCATACCCTAGTACAAGCATATATAATTGTATTTGTGCTATGTAATATGGAGGTATTCCACCTTCCCATTTATCTGCATTATATCCTGAAATAGTTTTTATTTCTAATACACCTTTTCCGGATAGTTCATCATGCTTAGTAATTTGTCTGTCAATGTTCGCAAACAGAAAAGGGTATTTAGGGTTTATAAAAATTGAATTTCTTCTTATGCTTTTTCTTAGTTTTATTTTACCCTGATAATTATTTATCATTTCGATTGGATCTCCTGTCCAATATTGCCAAAGATCAGCAACATAATCTTCTAACAAACGACCATGAAACATAACCTCGTTGTCTATATTTTTAATGTTGGCTGTACCAACAGATTGATTCCATCTAGTAATTTTAGATGTCCATGGATTTAAGCCTAATAAAGTAGAGGCATCAGATCCTCCTACCATTCCTTTATAAACTAAAGACTTTCTTAATTCTACCCACTCTTCATAAGTGAGACTTGCTGTTGGTATTCTTTGAATTTTCATATACTATAGGTTTGTTTTAATGCAGTTCTAATTAACTGAGATACATTCATATCTTGATTCATACACATATCATTAAGGTTTTGTACCTCACTTGGTGTTAGTCTGAATGTAATTCTATTTGATTTTTTTTCCGTTTTTACTCCTCTATCCATCTCGATAAATTAAAAAAAGGGAGGGCAGTAAAGAGCGGTTGCTTTTACTTTTTGTTGTTGGTTAAACCCTCCCTAAATGTTTACTTAATAGCCTGTTTAGTGGCCTTTTTTGATTTTTCAGCGTTGATTAAAGATTTTAAATTCTTTAACTGTTCGCTTGTAAGTAATCCTTTATTAGCAGGAATTCTTTTCTCAACAACTGTATAGTCTATAGGAATATGATCTACCATGTTTTGATACACGTTGATACTATCCTGTTGCTTTACTTGTTGTAGTTCTTTTGCTTCATCTTCATCCATTATTGTATCCTCTCCACTATCTACTATACCTAAAATAAATAAGGCTCTGTTAAGTGCACCGGACTGACATTTTTGAAATGAAAATGGCTCATTAGTTTTTTTATGAGCGACTCCATCAGCCACAGGATTTTTATCAGGATCTAATACAATACCCTTCATGACGATAATACTATCGTTCATGTCTATTATCTCTGTGTTTAATGAATAACCTTCAACCCTGAAGTAGTCGTTGAAGTAATTAAGTCTTTCGACCCATGGCACAATTTGTATGCCTCTACCAATTGTTGTTTTTTTGAGTTTTCGTTTCAGTTTTCCCATCGTTATTTTTGATTAAATTATTTAAATAAAAGTTTACTATATAATATTTTCTTGCGTGAAACAAGATAGATTCCCAGTCAAATATCCATTCCTTTATTCTTCGCTCCATGCATATATCTTCGTGATGTGTGAGCAAGAAAAGTTTGAAGTCCCTAAGAGAAAACCTCTTACGATCATGAATAATCTCATTATTTTCGTAGTCAAATCTGACCATCTTTTAGGTGATTGTTTCATGTCGTGGTAGTTTCCCTCGAAGTTAAAAAAAATATTAACATATGAACGATTGTAGTGTTAAAATATGTTAAGTTTTTATTAACAACTTGTGGTTAATTTCTTGTTTCTTCAAAGACTCTGTATCACTATGTCTTACATATCTGTAAAATGCTTCAGATCCATTTGCATGTCCTGATATTCTCCTGACCTCCATCTCACTTAATCCTTTTGATAAGTGATATGTAATTCCACTACTTCTTAATTTATGTGGTGTAATTAGTTCATATAAAAACTGTTGTGAAGGAACAGGATTTCCATCGTGATCGAAATTATATATAGTTTTAGACTGCATAAACTCAGGATAAAATTGTAACAATTCTTTTAGTCCTCTTCTAAATGATTTTAAAGACCAAGCAAACGTTCCGTTCTTTGCTATGTAACTATTTACATCATCTGGTAAATAAAAGGTAGACAGAGATCCCATCCCTTTTTTAGTAATGATCGTAACAATATTACCATCACTTGTCGCTTGAAAGTTTGTAAGATCTGATATCCTCATGCATGAGTAAAGCATTAGCCTTGTGTAATACCAAACGTTTTCGAGTTCGATTCCCGGATTGTTGTTGTGTATCATCTCTACTTGATCCGGAGTAAGAGCAATGACTTCTGTCTGTAACTCTCTCATTGACTGTAGTTTAGGAAACAAATA